CTAAAGATACTTTTGATTTATTTAAAGATGAACTTGGTGACGAATAATGCCAATTGAACTATCAGAACAAGACCGTACTAAAAACAAAACTAAAGACGAAGTAGTTTTGCGAGGGATTAAAACTCCAATGACTTTAGAAATGAAGATGCGGAAATTTAACAGATACATGGTTAGAGAGATTAGAAAACGATTTGAGAATCAAGTACTTAATAAACTTCAAGTAAAGACATTGGAGAAGTTTGAAGATGCTCAAATAGGAAACTATGCAGTAGTCTATGATAAACTATCAAAAGCATTCACAAAGAAAATCAATAAACAATTCTCATCTGATAGAATAAATAAGTTTGTAAAAGATTTATACAGAGAAACAAATACTTTTAATAAAAATCAATTCTCTGGAACAGTTAGTGCAAATCTTGGAGTAGATTTAGATGAAGTTTTAAAGACTGACGGGTTAAACAGCTTTGTTAATGCTAAGACGCTCGAAAGTCGTAATATGATAGAGAAGTTAAAGAATGAGACTATCGCTTCATATAGACAAAATACGCTTAGAAGAATGAGCGCCGGAGATAGTTTAGTAGATTTATTCCAACAAGTAAAAAAAGACACAGGGCTTAAGCTCAAAAACGGTGATCTTATCGCAAGAAATGAACTCAAAGCTTTTAATAGCGAGCTGTCTAAAAAAAGAGCTGAGAATGTTGGAGTCAAAAAAGCCATTTGGAGAAATGCTCAAGATGAGAGAGTTCGTGGTAATCCGGGAGGAATATATCCAAATGCTCATCAAGATCATTGGAGCTTAGAAGGAAAAGAGTTTGAAGTTGGAATCGGATTAAAAGATCCAAGAAGTGGACAGATGATAGAACCAGGCGAAGCAATCAATTGCAGATGCGTTGCAGAATATATAGTGGAGTTTGATTAATGGCAATATTACCAATTCATTTAATAGTCACAGAGACTTGGCGAGATATAACAACAAGTGTAGAATTATTAGAACTCATAGAAGAAGAAACTGTAGAGATATTTCATGATGGTCAAGGATTAATAGAAGTAATTATTGACACATTAGGAACAACAACAATTAATAGCACTTATAATAAAAAAGGTAGACTAATAAATGGCTCACAGTTTTTAGCTTTTCCTTATACCTCAACAACTAAGTTTTGGGTGAGAAGAATTGAAAGTGCATTAATAAAAGAAAGCCAAATACAATTAAGAAAACAAGTTCAGAACATTTCAGGGGATGTTAATGCAGTTGTAAAAGATAACGCAGGTCGTGCAAATGTTGTTGGTGTATTTGGCGAACAATGGGCGACAGATGTCAAGAATGATATAGTAGCTCAGTTTTCTTACGGTAAAAGCAATTATGATTTAAAACCAGATGAAATAACAGGCTCAGGGACAGTAATGATAGAAGAATCTAACCTCTTGACGGTATCAACAGGAACTGATACAAATGGAGCCTCAGCGGTTGAAAGTTTTAATTCTATTAGATACAGACCAGGTCACACTGTTATGTCACATTTTACAGCATTATGGACAGACCCCTCAGCGAATAATGCTCACCAATGGATAGGCATAGCAGATGGACTAAACGGCTTTGCAATAGGCTTTGAAGACGGTGTTTTATCTACAACTAGAATGAGAGCAGGGGTTCACTTTCACACAGGCATAGATGACTTTAACGGCAATATAGATATGACAAAAGTTGATTTTACTAAACTCAATGTGTTTAGGATTATGTACGGTTATCTAGGTGCGGCTTTTATTACCTTTGAGATGTTAGAGCCAGGGACAAATCAATTTGACACAATTCATACAATAGAATATCATAATGAGAATGAAGAGACTCATATAGAATTGCCATATCTTCCTATAAAAATGAGTGTTGAGAATACAGGGAATAATACAGATATTCAAATTCGCTCAGGCAGTTGGCAGGGTGGTGTTATGGGTCTTTGCGCAGCTTGCGGAAATAGAGGCTTCACATACCCTTATACAGTCGGAAGCGTTAATATAAAAACAGCAATCGGGACAACTCCAGTTATTTTAGCAGGGTTTAAAAATGCTGCAACATTTCAGGGCTTTACTAATAAGATAAGAGCGGAACTTTCAAAGTTTAGCTACACCCCGTTTAACGCGACAGAGGATACAGAGGTAACAGTGCAATTGGTTAGAGGTGTGACAGTAACAGGTGGAACTTATGTCAATGTAGACTCAACTAATAGCATAATGCAGATAAACGACACAGCGACAGGGTTCACAGGTGGAAGAGTAGGAATAACAATGACAGCTCTTGCAACAACGGGCCACGGGGTTACTCCTCCACAAAGTACACCATCGGACTTAGATACAAAAGCATTGCAGTTATTTTTAGACCCAAATACAGAATATGCAATAATCGCTTTTACTCAAGATGGAACGGTTAGTATTACATGGGATGTGAACTGGGCAGAGCTGTTTTAAATTAACAGAAAGGATAAAAATGAAAAATGAATTAGAAATCAAAGATGAAGCAATAGTCATATCTTTCCAAGATAAGCACATCATAACACTAGACGCTCAACATAAAACAGTTGTAAGTATCAGGGATGGATTTCAGGAATATATGGGAATTGAATTAGGGCTACAACCTTTTGATAAGACATTCAAAATATACAGAGAACAAGAAGACATCAGACAATTGGCGGATAAACTCGTAAACTTACCTATAACAGACGAACATATAGAACCAGACGGATTAGTAGATAAAAGCATGATAAGAGGCTTTATTGATACAAGCGAAGCAATAGAACATAGAGATGTGGACACTGATACACATGTTATTGTTAAGAATGGTATTAAATTAAACGATAATATGATACAATTAGTCAACAACGGCAAAAAAGAACTAAGTCTAGGGTATAAGGCAAAACTTGTTCCTCACGATTTATATGATTTTAAGCAAGTTGAAATAGTGCCTCATCATCTCGCCATCGTGCAAAATGGAAGATGTGGTGATATTTGTAAATTCACAGATGGAGCAAACATGAAGATTAATTTCTTAGATGCAGACGGTACTGTTTCGCTTGAAAGAGTTATGGAACTCGCAACGCAACTACCAGAAGTCATAAGTAAAATGGATATAAAAGCGCTTGGTAAATTAGTACCAATCCTTGATGAGAAAGTCATGGAGTCGGCTGGTATGAATACACCTGAGCCAACACCAACTCCTGAACCAACGCCTGAACCGGTATTGAATGACGAGGAAATGGAAGCGAAAGAAAAAGAGGTAGCAACTAAAGCAGTTGAAGAGTTTAAAGACTCAACATGTTTTATAGATGCTCAAATCAAATTCGCTGATGAGCGTGTTGTATGTATAGAAAAAGCAAAATCATTTTTAGATGATGCTTATGTGTTCGCTGGGAAAACAAATGTTGAAATAATGGGTGATGCTTTAAAAGCTGAAAAACCAAAAGAAACATTTACTGATAGTGAAGTAGCGGTGGCATTTAAAATGCTTAACAATAAAGATACTGTTGATGATTACAAAGACTTTGGTGACAAAGATATTGAATCTAAATGGAAAAAAGCTGAAAGTGAGGAAGTATAATGCCATTTGATAACGGAGTATTACCAGAAGTAGTACAAATTAACGAAGGTGAAGTTCTAACAACATCACCACATAACATAGATAGTTTTGACCAGTTTGAAGACGGTCTTAAAATTGGACTAATCGCTAAACTTGATTCAGGTTCAGTAGATAACCTTGACGGTTCTGGAACTCCTCTTTTAGTTGGTGTACCAAAGCGTAAGATTAATAAAGCAATTGGAAGCGATACTTATATCTCTACTGCTGTAAATGGTCTTGCTGATAAAGTAGCTGATATTTGTAACTTTGGTCGCGTAACAGTTCTTATGACTGACACATCTGTAGCTGCTGATACTGCAAAAACAGGTGATCAAGTTTATGTTATCAACGGTGCAGCAAATGCAGATAACGGTAAAGTAACTAATAACTCTGGTGAAACAGAAGCTCTTATTGTTACAGGTGCGGTTTTTAGCCGTGAGAAAAAATCAGGTGTTTGGGTAATTACTATTCAAAACTATTTAGTATAAGGGTATAAGATATGAAAAAAGTAACAATCGGTAATCTTGTAAATCTTAAAAGTTTTGAAGATGCAGAGAAAGCATCGATAAACTTCAAAGATGATGCAAGTGGAACTATTCTTGCGAGACATTTAGAAGCAGTTGATCCAACAATATTCAAACAACAATATGCTGGCTTAACATTCTTACAAAATGGTATCACAGTAAATAATAATGGTGGTTGGGCTGAATTTATTACAAAAATTAAGCGTAATATCACGGGTGACTTTTCAGACGGAAGTGGCGATGATAAAACAGACGGTAAAATTTCTGTAGGTGCTGAATCTGATTCAATCCCTGTTTATCTAAAAGAAGCTTTCTCTGAGTGGTCTGATGCTGCAATCAAACAAGCTGACTTAGAAGGTCGTAATCTTGTTTCTGAGTTAATAGAAGCACACAATGAGCTATATAATAGAAATATTGATGCAATCGGTTATGTTGGACAACTATATAAAGACGGTTCTCAGAAAACTGATGGACTATTAAACTTTAGCGGTTTTGATTCTGGTGCTGGTACAATGGTTGGAACAGGTAGTGCAACAGACGATTACAATCAGATTAAAAACATCATTGTTTCTCGTCGTACTACTGCTACTGGTAATGATACTTTAATGCCAACAAATGTGACAATGCCAACTCGTGTATTTGAGTTTATCTCTGGAACAATTCTTAATACTGCTGGAACAGGTGAATCAATCCTTGAAGCATTACAAAGAAATTATCCAAGCCTTTCTTTTGGCGCAACTTCTAAAGCAGAGTTTGCATCACAAGCAACAGCAGCGGTTAAACAAGTTGATACTATTACACTTGCAACAGCTTCTGAGTCATCTGGTGAAACATTCACTGCAACAATCAATACAATTGATTATGTGTATACTACAATTGCTGAAGATGAAACTGCTGCAATAATCGCAACAGGACTAGCGGGTGTGATTGGTAATGCTGGTGGAACTGTATCTATTTCTGATAACGCTGCCGGTGTATTAACACTAACTTCAACAGCAGCAGGAACAGCAGTAACTATTGCAGTAGATGAAACATCTGGAACAACTACTATTGCAACAGCAAATGTAACTCCAAATGTAGTGTATTCTAATACATTCACTTCTACAGTTTGTTATTCTGCTAATGAAAGAGCTATGGTTATGAGAATTCCAACACCTCTTGAAATTGGTGAGATTATCAAAACTGGTTCATTTAAATTCCAAGTAGATTCAAGATATAGAATTGCTGGATTGGATGTTGTTGAGAACTCAGCAGCGGAAATTCTTACAGGACTTTAATCTTTTGAGGCTTTCGAGCCTCATTTGTTTTATTGAAGAGCGATGCTAGTGTTTGTGTTAGTTGGTTCTATTTAATACATTCCTAAAAATGTAAAGTCTTCATATTTTTCACTACAACTACACTCTATATTATTAGTTTCGCCCACTGGTTCACATTCACACTTACATAGTTTTTCAAATGCAAACTCTTCCATTCTCTCAGCTATCTCATCATAAGATACTGGAACTTCTTCTATTAGTCCATCTTCATTCTTATATTGAAAAATAATTATACTCATTATCCTATATCCTCAAACTCTTCTTCAAGATTATGCAATCTCTCTTCCCTATCTAAAAGTAATTTATGAAACAAAAACTTGGTTTCGCTTTCATCTAACTTAAATGAAGTAATAGATTCTAGAGGTACACCATCTTTTATATCTGCTTTATAGCTAAACGAGTGAAGTCCTTCTTGAGGAACATTTGACATATCTTCTAGTAGTTTAGAAAGTTTTGTTATTTTATCTTTAACTATTAATGCTTTATTAAAATCTGATTCTTTCATAATAAGTACCTCTTAAACAAGAGATACTGAACCACTAAATGAATCAACCATTAGTGTTAAAGTTTGTCTTTTGAATTTGATTTGGTGCTTATTTGAACCTTGACCGATTACTTCTCTTCTTTCGCCTCTGTAACTTATAGACTCTCTGTGTAAATGTTTCATCTCTTATCCTTTTTATACCCTAATTATACACCCGTTAAAAACTAAAGTCCTTGACCTATATCAAGAAAATAAAACTTATGCTATAATTAGGCAGACTTAAATTTATATAGGAGATAGATTATGGGAAGACCTAGGAAGAAACCAATTACTAAAGAAGTAGT